CGGTTTCAGTTTCATTTGGTGTGGTTGGAAGAGAATCGCATTACTCAGGCCCAACACTAAATCTATTGCCTCAGTATGCATTTGCAGTGCCGCCTCTTGAAACCACAGAGGACATACCACACTATCCAGGCATTCGTAGAACTGCAAGGAATAATGATAACAATCGTGCATATTATCCTATTGAACAGTTTGGACAGTATCGTATCAATGAGGTATCAGACAGTTCTGGTAATATTCCTGCTACTGCATACACAACTAAAATCAATGTGCCGCCCCCAGGCGAAATCATTGTAAGTTCAAACACAACGAATACTTATGATCAGACTTTCTTAACATTTGATAATACAAGAAATCTATTTGATGAGGAAGGTGCTCCATTAGCAACTTCTGGACTATATTATACATCTTTGGATGAGGATACTTTCTCATTCGATGAAACAGGAAACAGTTTCGATGAGGGTGCTCCATCAAAACAAATGGATGCATTGAATATTTCCTTTGATGAAAATATTCATACCTTTGACGAAACCTTATAAATAACATTGTAAAGAATTAAACTTTAGGGGAAACCAAAAATGGCATATCAAGCAATCGGGCGTGGAACTTCTGCGAATGACGGCACAGGTGACGATCTTCGCACTGGCGCAGGCAAAGTCAACGCCAACTTCGTAGAACTTTACACTCTATTGGGTGACGGTTCTACCCTTACCTCTGACACAGTTGTTCTGCTGGCAGAGACACAAACACTAACAAATAAAACACTTACTGCACCTACCATTACTGGTGCTGGCGCAATCGCTGGTGTATTCACAGGTAATATCACAGGGGATGTAACTGGTAATGTAACTGGTGACTTAACAGGTAATGTTTCAACATCATCTGGTAATCTACAGTTGACTGCTGCAACTCAAATCGTTGAAGTTCGTGGTGATGGTTCTGCAACAGAAGGTGCAATTGTTCTTAACTGTGAAACTAATGCACACGGACAGACAATCAAACCACAACCACACAGTGCGGCAGTAACAAACGAATTGTTGCTTCCTGCTGGTGCGAACTCAACTCTTGTATCAGAAGTTGCAACACAGACACTAACTAACAAGACGATTGATGCTGCAAGTAACACACTTTCAAATATTGGAAATGCAAGTTTAACAAACGATGATGTAACTATTGGAACAACTGCCGTTGCCCTTGGTGCTTCATCTACAACTCTTGCTGGACTAACTAGTGTTGAGTCAACTGCATTTGACGGACAAGTTATTCTTTCAGAAGATTCACAAACTGGTGACGGTTCAACTGCAATCGCTGTTGACCCAACTAAAGGTGTAACTCTTCTTACTTCAAGTGCAACTGGTGATACTGCTACTCTTGCAGATGGAACTACAGTTGGAACAACAATTAACATCATTCTAGAATCAGATGGTGGTGGAGATGTTACTCTAACACCAACAACTTTCTTGAACGGTTCAACAATTACATTTGCAGATGCTGGAGATCAAGTAACTCTCGTTTGGACAGGAACAAACGGATGGGCTATGATTGGCGCTGGATACGGTGCTCCTGTAATCGCATAAGGATAGAGAACTATGGCAATTGATACTATTGGAACTAATGCACTTGCAACTGGTGCTGTAAACACATCAAAGATTGCAACTGGTGCTGTAGACGCCGGAAAAATTGCAGCTGGTGCTGTTGATGATTCGACTATTGAAATTGCATCCAATCAATTGCAATTGAAAGATGGTGGTATCACAAACGCAAAGGTTAATACATCTGCTGGTATTGTGACATCAAAAATTGATGGACTTGATTCTACAATTGCAAACTCAACAACTGGTTTGAAAGATGAGATTGCTCTTTTACAAATCAATCGTATTGTAGATAACAACTTTAATATTGCAGAGATGGTTTCTGGGCGTTCAGATGATTTCCAAGACTCTACTGGATTGGAAGCTGCAAGTAACTCTACCGCTAGAGAACAGTCTGACAACTCTCTGAGTGGGGGTTCTTTTGTTGATGAAGATAGTTCTGCAACAGTTCAAGGATATACTGCTACTGGAACATATTCTACATGGACTTATGGTGATGCGACTTATGGTGATTATCTAACACTTGCATCTCCTGGCGGCAATATCTTTAGAGAACATAACACCACAAAGTCTGGTGGTTTTCCTAGTGATAGTTTTATTGAATGGGAAATTAACGGTTACGGTTGGGCTGGATTTGGAACAACAACTACTAATGCATCTGCTGAAGCAAGTGAGGCGTGGTATGAGAGTCAATCTGGAAGTAATATCACTGTCAAAAACTCTTCTGGCACAGACACATATTTCTATACATACTTTGCTAGTGGAAACAATGCAACAAGTGGTAATGTTATTATCGTGCCTTCCCTTAATGGTTCTGCTGGGCCAGGTTTTACTGTGCCGGGTGTGACTGCAAACTATTACGGTGGAACATATCCAGTTAAGTTTCAGATGGGTGTAGATTCTTCTAATAGGCCTTTTATTAAAATTATTGGTAATGGAACATCTAATCAAACTCAAGTTACAGGCCCATACTATATCAACACCGCTGATAGATCACTAACAGACGATCCAGTAAGTAATACTGTTGTTACTGAAACAAGTAACTTCCAATATACATGGGGTAACTATGATGGTGGTTCTGCTGAAACTATGCGTAGAATTAAGTTCAAGAGAAATGTTACGCAGACAGGCACATTGACTAGAAAGACAACTGCAAAGACAGTAGCCACTACACCAACAGAAGCAAGAGTTCTTGTCATTGCAGAACTTGGTTCTGGAACATTGAACACAGATTCGTTGAAGTATGAGTTGAGTAGAGATAACGGAACAACATTCACTGCGGCAACTTTAGTTGATAGAGGTGCATATGCTGGACACGCAACTAAGAGAATCTATACTGCAACGGTTGACTTAACATCACAACCAACTGGAACACAGTTGATGTCTAGGTTTACAATTGATGCTGATGACACAACGATTGCAAAAGTTCATGGTTATGTGGTGCAACACAAATAGGAGATTAACATGACAGGCGATAAAGATTTTGAGCCGGGCGATACACCTTTTGATACTCCGCCCACAGATACCGAATAAATAAGATTATAGGAAAAAACAATGGCAGCGATTATTACTGAAAAATTCAGACAACATAATGCAGAACAGTTCTACGAGTCTTTCTCTGAAGCTGCTGCATCTACATACTATTTGTTCATTGGTAAGAGTTCTCCTTTTACCAATTCAACATCTGGTGGCGATGACAACGCACCCCCAACTCCAAGAGATGATGTAACTACAGAGTTTTATAAATGGGATTCAATGCTCGCTGCCAAACTAATCTCATCTTCTGATGTCTCTTATGTTATCCCTCGTAGAAACTGGACAAACGGAACAACATACGATATGTATGAACACGACATTAGTGCTGTTAATACAACAACTTCTGGTGTGTCAAATCTTTGGGATTCAACTTTTCACTTTATGACTTCTGAATATAGAATTTATAAAGTTCTTGACAATAATGGTGGAACAGCGTATAGTGGTGCAGAACCAACTTCTACTTCTGCAACTCCATTTGAACTTGGTGGATATACTTTGCAATATATGTACAGTCTATCAACTTCAGACATTCAAAAGTTTTTGACTTCAGATTTTATTCCAGTTATAACAGATGCAACTGTATCTGCTGCAGCAACTGATGGTGCGATTGATGTAGTTCGTGTAACTGTTGGTTCTGGATATACAGACGGAACATATTATTCACCTATTGATGGGGATGGTTCTAATGGTATTGTAGAAATTAGAGTCTCTGGTGGTGCTATCTCTGCACAAGGTTCGGCGGGAACAAATATGTTTTCTGCTGGAACAGGGTACACATTTGGAACTGTAAACTTGGGAGATGTCTATACAGATAGTGCTTTGACTACTGCTGGTAACATTGGTTCGGGTACAGGTGGTGCAGTTGTTCCAATCATTTCACCAAAGGGTGGACATGGGTTCAACGCAGTATCAGAACTTGGTGCTCATTATGTTATGATGAACACTAAACTAGAACAGGCAGAAGGTGATGATGTTACAGTTGCAAACGACTTTAGAGAAGTTGGTATTGTAAAAGACCCATACAACTTTGGAACAACAACTGTTTCAACTGCATCTACTCGCAGACAATCATATGCTATCAAGATGGCATCTGCTCCATCAGCCGCATATGAGATTGATGAAAAGATTACTCAATCAACAACTGGTGCCGTTGGTAGAGTTGTAGAATGGGATGCATCAAACAATATCCTCTATTACTCTCAAGAAAGATTTACAGACTATGGTATTGCTGCAAATGGTAATACAGTTGCATTCAGTGGAACAAACACTATTACTGGTGCTAACTCTGGTGCTGCAACATTACCATCTGCAAACCCAACAGATACAGTAACACTTGCTGGTGGAACAAATCTGGTTTTCACAAGTGGTTATGCAAACCCAGAACTTGAACCAAACAGTGGACATATTCTATATGTCGAAAACAGACGCCCGA